TATAATAATGTATTATGAAAGTTATTTTGAAGTAGATAATGTAGTAGATAATCAATTATTTGTAGGTAAAGACCCAAGATATCCCTATAATGAAAACCCATTAAACCCAGGATTAGAAAATTTTGGTGCTAATGAATCAATAATATGTAAAACACATTACACACCAGCAGACAGAGTACAAATTACAAGAGAAAGATTATAAAATATGCCTCAATCAAGAAAACCTGTACCAAAGTCCCAAAAAGAGATTAGTCGCTCTCAACAAGATCCTTATATTAACCCTGAAACAGGTAATACTTTAGGTAATCCTAATGAACCCGATAATTTTACACAATTTACACCCACAGAACAAAATGGTCTAGATCATAATAGATCAAACGAGCTTTCTTTTAAAAATGATACCACTAAACCATTTACAATAGGTTTACAAGATATAGATGAATCTATAATGTATTATTTTCAAAATGTAATACGTCCTTTTGTTATACAAAATGGTAAACGAATAGCTGTTCCTATAATTTATGGCGCTCCTGAAAGATGGAAATCTGCTCAAAGAGATGGGTATTATAAAGATAAAAGGGGTAAAATTATGGCTCCAATTATTATGTTTAAGAGAGAATCTTTTGAAAAAGATAGATCTGTAGGTAATAAATTAGATGGAAATACACCAAATTTAGTTACGACATTTAAAAAAGTATATAATTCTAAAAATTCATATTCTAATTTTGATGCATTAAATAATCGAAAACCAACAGACCAATATATAGTTAATGTAATACCTGATTATGTAAAATTACAATATAGTTGTACTATTCAAACTTATTATATTGACCAATTAAATAAAATTGTAGAAGCTGTAAATTACGCATCTGATTCATATTGGGGTGATCCTGAACGTTTTAAATTTAAAGCTACTATAGATTCATATGCTACAACAGTAGAATTAAATGATGGACAAGATAGAATAGTAAAATCAACCTTTACACTTAACATGTATGGTCATATTATCCCAGATAATGTACAAAAACAAATTTCATCACTTAAAAAGTTTAATAGTAAATCACAAGTAATTATAGGGTTAGAGGTAGAAGGAGCAGGAAATGAATTTTTATCTTCATAATATTTATAACAAAACACCATAAATGGCTAAAAATTTATCAAAATCAGGTATAACTACAGGAAACACAGTTAAAGCAGGACACGTTACTCAGTCAATAGATGCTTTTACAGGTGTTGAAGCTTATGACCTTACTTTATCTGGATCTTTAGTTGTAACAGGATCTATAACTGGCCAACCTGGGGTTATAAACCAATTAACTGCTTCATATGCTGTACAAGCATTAACAGAAATTACAAAAGAAGTTTCTTCAAGTCATGCTAATTTTGCTGATACTGCTTCGTTTGCTCTTGGCTTATCAGGAACCCCTAGTATAACAACTAGTCTTGTAACAACTACTAACCTAATAACTACAAACCTAACAGCCTCAGGTAATATAAGTTCAAGCGGAACTATAATAGCTTCAAATTTAAGTGGAACAAATACGGGCGATCAAAATATATCTAATTTAGCTGTTACAGGAAGTGATGTAATATTTAATCACATAACAGCATCAGGTAATATAAGTTCAAGTGGTAATATATCATGTAACCGTATTAATTCTGGTGTAGTTACTTCTACTGAATTAAGCCTAAATGAAATAGTATATACAGGGTTAGAAAGTTCTTTAAGAGGTAATGCAGCATTTATTTTTAATGAAGGTACAGGTACCTTATCAGTAAATAAAATAACTAATGTTGATACAACTCATATAACAGCCTCAGGTAATATAAGTTCAAGTGGTACTATAACTTCAGATGCAATTACAATTAAAGATACAACAGGAGATTCTGCTCTTACTATTGAAGGTACAGGAAGAACAGAAATTAATCTTTTTACAACTCATGCATCTACAAATAGAGATGTAGGTATAAACCTTTCAGCTTCATCAAATGGACAAGAATATTCACTTGCATTAGATAGAGCAAATGATACTTTTGTTATTGCTGCTTCTAATATAAACAATGCTCCTGCTAATAAAATTTTTGAATTAAATGCAGGAGGAACAATATCAAATATATTAACAACTCATGTAACAGCATCAGGTAATATAAGTGCGAGTGGTGATATAATTGGTGTAACTGGTTCATTAGATCATGTAAAATTAGGATCTTCTACTTTTCTTGAATTTCATAGTCCTGATGATGTTTCTTCTACAACTTTTCCTATAATACAAATAGGTACTCCATTTACTAATTTATTTACATTAGATACCCTAGGAGATGCAGTTTTTGGTTCTAGTATATCAGCAACAGGAGGAAATGTTATTTTACAAAATAGTGCTAACAACGCATTTCTTAATGTAAAAGGCCATATAACAGCATCGGGTAATATAAGTTCAAGTGGTATTTTAACAGGAGAAGGTTTAGTAATATCAGATGACGCAAATATAACAGACACATTAACAGTAGGAACAATAGCTAATGTTAATACAACACATATAACAGCCTCAGGTAATATAAGTTCAAGTGGAACCGTAACAGGTGTAACTGGTTCATTTAGCCATTTAGTAGGTAACTCACCTATTACAATTAGTGATCAAACTACCTTTACACTTCCTATTACAGCATCAGGTGGTTTTTCAGGAGAAGCAACAAATATTTATCGTCCTATTATAACAGTAGGAACAAATCCATTTACAGCAAGTGCAGATACTGCTGGTGGTTATTATAGAATGGGTGGAAATGTAACTTGCTCTATTATATTAAATGCTACTGCTTCTTGTCCAATAGGGTCTGAGTTTGAATTTTTTCAAACCTCATCAGTTGGGTATGTTTTATTTGAAACAGGAAGTGCTGGTATAACTTTAAATTCAAAAAGTGGTAATATGAAATTAGCAGGACAATTTTCTGCTGCAACACTTAAAAAAATAGGTAGTGATGAATGGGATTTAATTGGGGATTTAGGATAACATATTTATAATAAAAAATGAACTACTCAAATAGAACATATGCTTTTGCAAATACCTCAACTATAGGAAGTGTAGATTTTACCCAAATAATGGAAACATCAGCTGATACAGTTAGAAAGTCAATTGATGAATCCCAATTTATATTAAAATGGTACACAGCAAATGAACCAACATTTATTACAGATAGTAGTGTAACTTTAACTTGGAGTGGTACTCATGCTGAATGTTTAAATAGATTAACTAGTTCTTTTTGGACAGATACTGGATCATTAGAACCTTAAATAAATAAAATAAATTATGTCAATTGTTACGAATAAAGAAGAAAAAAAATCTTTAACTAAAGAAGAACTTAAAACTTTAAAAGAAATCCAATCCCAAACTCAATCATTAATTTTAGAATTAGGTGAGATAGAAATGGTAAAGTTACAAACAGAAAAAAGACATGAAGTTGCTAAGTCTTTTTTAGATGAACTTACAAATCGTGAAAAAAATCTTACAAAGTCTATTTTTGAAAAATATGGAAAATGCAACATTGAACCAGAAACTGGGGAAATTACTAAATTAAATTAATTAACTTAAAACTTGTCATATTTATAACAAAATAATCTATTAATAAAATGGCAGAAACTATTGTATCACCTGGGGTATTAGCTATTGAAAATGATCAATCTCAAATAACCCAACTCCCGATAGAAGCAGGTGCAGCTATTGTAGGCCCAACAGTAAAAGGAAAAGTCGGAATCCCTACAATATGTACTACTTACAGTGATTATTCAAATAAATATGGTACTACTTTTGAAAGTGGAAGCCAAACATTTACTTATCTTACTTCTATCTCAGCTTATAACTATTTTCAAAATGGAGGAACTTCTTTATTAGTAACTAGAGTAACAAGTGGTTCTTTTACTTCCGCAACTTCATCACGTATACCTACTTCACTAGCTGATACTCAAGCTACAGCAAGTATAAATTTAACTTTTATTTCTTCATCACTTGCTCAGTCTATTTCCGGATCTAAGTCATTTGGTGTAAATGGTATAACATTTTTCTTTACAGGGTCAAGTGTTGCAAATACTTCTACTCAAATTAATATAAATACAGGATCATTTAATGATAGTACAGTTGCTGATTATGTAGCTTCATCATCTGCAATATTTACAGTAAGTAGTTCAATAGCCCCTTATAGTTCTTCTTTACAAAGTATTAATTCTTCTAACAGTTCTCCTAACTTAGTATTAACTTATAATGGAACAAATGGAATAGATGGTAATGGTTTATTCTTTACCTCAGGAAGTACTAATTACAGTTTTGCAGGAGGTACTAATACCGAACTATTAATATTGGAAACAATTGCTGAAGGTGAAATAATGAACAGTGATGGTACATTAAATGCTAATGGTACTTTAACTAATGGAACCTCTGATAACATTAGATGGCAAGTAACTAACCAAAATATTAATGAAGGTACATTTGAATTAGTAGTTAGAAAGGGAGATGATACAACTCTTTCTCCTTCAAGATTAGAAACATGGAGTAATCTTTCTCTAGACCCATATTCTCCTAATTATGTAGAAAAAATAATAGGAAATCAAAAAGAAGTAGTAAATAGTGATGCTGGGGAATTTTATGTAAAAATGCAAGGTGAATATGCAAATAATTCAAGGTATATAAGAGTAAAAAAAGTAAATAAAACAACTCCTGAATATTTTGATAATAATGGAGACCCCAAATCTCAATTTACAGGATCTTTACCTATTACCTCAAGTGGTGCTTTTGGAACAGCTATAGGTAGTAATATTTCCACAGATGAAGGCAAATATTATGAAAATATTTCAAATAACAATATTCAAGGACTACAAGCTTCTGATTATGCCGATTCAATTTCTTTATTAGAAAATAAAGAAGCGTATAGATATAATTTACTTACAATCCCTGGTTTAATTTCTGATTTTTCTAATCATTCTTCTACTATAACAAATACTATAAATACAGTTCAAAATAGAGGAGATGCTATGGCTGTAGTAGATTTAGTTAGATATGGATCAAATATAACCACAGTTACTACTCAAGCTAAAACATACGATACTTCATATGCTGCTTCATACTGGCCTTGGGTTCAAACAATTGATCCTAATACTGCTAGACAAATATGGGTACCTGCATCAACATTAATACCTGGAATTTATGCATTTAATGATAGAATTGCAGCTCCATGGTTTGCACCAGCTGGTCAAAATAGAGGTATAATGAGCACAGCAGTTAGAGCTGAAAGATATTTAACTCAAGGAAATAGAGATACATTATACGAAAATAAAGTAAATGGCATAGTTACATTCCCTAATACTGGGGTTACAGTGTTTGGACAAAAAACACTCCAAAAGAAAAAAACAGCATTAGATAGAATAAATGTGAGACGTTTACTAATTGAATTAAAAAGTTTTATTTCTCAAGTAGCAGACACATTAGTATTTGAACAAAATAATGTTACTACAAGAAATACTTTTTTATCTCAAGTAAACCCATACTTAAACTCAGTTCAAAATGAGCAAGGTTTAACAGAATTTAAAGTTGTAATGGATGAATCAAATAATACCCCAACAACAATAGACAATAACCAACTAATAGGACAAATATATTTACAACCAGTTAGATCAGCAGAATTTATTATATTAGATTTTAATGTGTTACCAACAGGTGCAACATTTCCATCATAATATAATATTTTTAAAAAAGAATTAATATTTATAATAAAAACATAAAATGGCAAATTTTACAGTCTCCCCTGGAGTTTCTTTAAATGAAATAGATCAAACATTCTTAACAGCTGAACCCATACAAGTAGGTGCAGCTATTATAGGCCCTACAGTAAAAGGTCCTATTCAAACCCCAGTTAAAGTTACATCTTATACTGAATATACTACTATGTTTGGTGATGTTATTGAAAGTGGTAGTCAAAATTATTCTTATTTAACTTCAATAGCTGCTTATAGTTATTTTAATAGTGGAGGAGAATCTCTTTTAGTAACTAGAGTTGTTACTGGTTCATTTACATCTGCAACGTCCTCTATTATTACTAATGGGGATTCTAATGATGCCTTTACTTTAGAAACCATCTCAGAAGGTACTATTATGAATACTGGAGCTAGTGGAACAGGAGGTGCTTTAGCCACAGGAACAAAAGATAATGTAAGATGGGAAGTTACTAGTGCTAATACAGGATCTGGTACTTTTAATTTAGTAATTAGAAGAGGTGATGATATTACTAATAAGAAAAACGTTTTAGAATCATTTAACAATTTAAGTTTAGATCCAAACTCCTCTAGATATGTTGCTAAAGCAATAGGAGACCAAAAACTTGCTTATAGTTCAGCAAATAACCAAATTACTACTACAGGTGAATATCCTAACCAATCAAGATTTGTAAGAGTTAAATCTGTAAATTTTCCAACTCCTAATTATTTAGATCCTAATGGAACCCCAGTAGCTACTTTTACAGGTGATATTCCCGTAGCTGGAAATGGTACATTTGGTGTAGCAACAGGTGCTCCTTTCCCTGCTAGAGCAGGTAAATTTTATTCAGATATAGATGCTACTGATTCACAAGGTTTAACAGGCACTAACTATACTGAAGCAATTTCATTATTAAGTAATACAGATGATTATAAATTTAATGCATTGTTTGTTCCTGGTTTAACAAATGAAGCTCATTCTGCCCAAATTACAAGTCTTATAACTAACACCCAAAATAGAGGGGATAGTATATTAGTTTTTGATACTACTAATTATGGAAGTACAGTTCTTACATCAACTATACAAGCATCATCAAGAGATACTTCATATGCTGCTACATATTGGCCATGGGTAAGAATTTCTGACCCAGCAACAGGTAAATTAGTATTTGTCCCTGCATCAACAGTAATACCTGGAGTATATGCGTTTAATGATAGAACAGCTGCTCCTTGGTTTGCACCTGCTGGTATTAATAGAGGTGGATTAAACACTGTATTAAGTGCAGAATACAAATTAACAGCAGCTAATAAAAATGCTTTATATGAATCAAATGTTAACCCATTAGCTACATTACCTAGAGAAGGAGTTGTAGTATTTGGACAAAAAACACTTCAAAAAGAAGCATCTGCTTTAGATAGAGTAAATGTAAGACGTTTATTAATTGCTCTTAAATCATTTATAGGACAATTAGCAGACCAGATAGTATTTGAACAAAACACAGCTACTACAAGAAATGCGTTTTTAGCTAGAGTTACACCATATCTAGAAACAGTACAACAAAAACAAGGTTTATTTGCTTTTAAAGTAGTAATGGATGATTCAAATAATGGACCTGACGTAATAGATAGAAACCAATTAATTGGTCAAATATATATTCAACCAACAAGAACAGCTGAATTCATATCTTTAGATTTTATTCTATTACCTACAGGAGCAGAATTCCCAGCATAAAAAAATAAAATTTAGATATTTATAATAGAACAAAACATAACATAAAATGGCAATTTTAAATCCAAACGAAATTTTTTACACAGCATTTGAACCTAGAATGACTAATAGGTTTATCCTTTATTTAGATGGAATACCTTCATTTTTAGTAAAAGGAATGGGTGCTATATCAAATACAACTACAGCTGTAGCACTTAACCATATTAACGTACAACGTTATGTAAAAGGTAAAACTATTTGGAATACTATTCAGTTTACAATGTATGAAGCAATTACACCTGCAGGTTCACAAGCAGTAATGGAATGGGTACGTCTAGGACATGAATCAGTAACAGGTAGAGATGGTTATTCTGATTTCTATAAGAAAGATATCACATTTAATGGTTTAGGACCAGTTGGTGATGTTGTAAACGAATGGATAATTAAAGGTGCTATGATTACTGAAACTAACTTTGGAGATTATAGTTGGGATGATGATGGAACTGCCGTTAACATCACAGTAACAGTACAACCAGATTATTGTATATTAAATTACTAAAATCAATTTTAAAATATATTTAAAAGCTTCACTTACACGTGGAGCTTTTATTTTTCCTTGGTTATCTAATTAGACTTTACTATATTTATAACATATACATACAAATGAAATATAATAGTTTACGTACGTTAGTAAAAGAAGAGCTAAAAAAAGTTATAAATGAAGACTATCAAGATAAATACAAAATGGTAGGTACTTTAATTACTGACATTAAAGAACGTCCTCAAAAAGAAATATATTCTGATATCAGAGCAATCCCTGGAATTACAGTTATTTCATCTGAAGAACCACTTGCATATTCTGATCAAAATTTAAATAAATTTAAAGCTATATTAAGTGTAAAAGTAGATGGTTATCCATTTATTACAAAAGGTGGATTTACTAGGGATAAAATGATGGAAATTGCTGGAGATATTAAAAAAGTACCTGGAGTTAAGGCTTTCTTTGTAGGAGAAGATAATATTTCACAGATTTAATATATGTATATCAAACAATAAAGTTATTTTAAATAAAAATTATGAGTGAATTTAAGTTACCTACTGAAATGGTAGAGTTACCTTCAAAAGGGTTAATGTATTCTGAAGAATCAGGACTAAAAAGCGGTAAAATAGAAATGAAATACATGACCGCAAAAGAAGAAGATATTCTAACTAATCAATCTTATATTTCAAAAGGAATAGTTTTAGATAAACTAATGCAATCATTAATTGTATCTGAAATTGACTATAATGAATTATTAGTAGGAGACAAAAACGCAATCATGGTTGCTGCTCGCATTTTA